ATTAAAAATGCAGTTATCTATAATTCAGCATCTCAGCCATTAGACTTTAAAGTGCCACAATATAATAAAGTAAAAAGAGTTTTTCAATCTGGCGACCCTTTATATAATTTAAAAATTTTGCATTACGACCCTAAACACTTTCAAAATAAAGAGGTTATTAAATCTGCTAAATTATTCGATTTACCCGAAGCGTGGGAAAGTGCATTAAATACCGTACCAATAGCAAGATGGATTAGTAATGGATATTTTGCCGCAACTGCTTATGGTAATCATTTAATGGACAGTTTTGATAAACATTATGGCCGTTATACAGCAGTAACAGAAGAAGAATATAATAAATCTAATCCACCACCAAAGAAAGAACCATTAAAACCACAACCCGAAAAGCCAGTTGATGATGTTGGATTTGGCAGTGGTAACCCAAATGTAAAACTACACGCAATTATATATAAGAAACCAAAATCTGGAGTTTTAGATTTAGAAGACGTAATAGAGCACTCACGACAATTTACTAAGAAAAAAAGCATACCATTTATTCGTGAGACTAATGCTTCTTATAGAGTAAGAAACATACCAAAAACCAAATTTGACAAAGAAACATTCAGAACCAAAAAAATAAATCCTAATATTTCTTTAGTATTTGGACAACTTAAATAATATAATTAAATAGTAATATTTTAATTATTTTATTTTATAATTTACATCAATCTTTTAGAGATACCTCTGCCAGAATGGATAGGCATTGGCATAGGTTGTGAGCCGTGGTGTTTACCTAAAAAATGACGCATTACGCCAGGCAATAAGGAAGAAAATTTGTGTGTTTTTTGGGCACCACCTACTAATCTTTCAATATCGGGTTTAGTTAATGAACCTTTATTATCAGCATCAATGATATCTTTTTGTGTTAACACATTCTTTTGCACTCTGCTTGAGCCCTTGATGCTTTCAAAGAAGCCTGAATTGATTGTTAAAATATATAAATCAAATGAAGAATAAGCAGTTGCAGTAGGATTTGTTAATGTGAAATCAAATTGGATTGTGAATTGACCTTGGAGCCCCGGCGCTTGACCTACTTGTAAAGTGATATCTTTGCCAGGTTTGAGAATTAAAGGTGAGCCTATTAATTGAGATGTTTGTTTATTACCATCTTCTAATTGGTTCATATAATTCTTGCTATTATAACAAATACCATTCCAGCTATTCCAATCAGTATCAATGCCGTTATATTGTGATAATGAATATAATTGAGCATTTGAGAGAGAAGAAAGGAGACCAGAATAGTTATCAAAATTGACTGAGATGTTATTGATTGGGAAATACCAATCGGCCTGTGTGCCATCAGCGTAAGATTGGGGTTTAGCATATATTACAATAGCATCAGGAATTGATGGTAAAGTGTATGTATTAGATGAATATTTAACACCACCAGTATTATTAGCAGATAATGTTGATACACCAGTGAATGATTGTTTAAATCTAGGATATTCTAGGTATTGCACACGAGATACGGGAGAAAGAGGTAAGCTTAAAGAAGGCGTTAAGAATAAGCATTGTAATTTGCTGTCAGAAAAGCCACCATTAGGAGCATTTGAGTTATATTGTAATGAAGAAATGCCCGCAATTGTTCTTGTGTTATAACGTAATACACGGCCAGCAGTGTTTGTTAATGAAGGGTTTACCATATTCATTACTACTTGTATATTTTGGATTTGAGATAATCCAGTTGAATTTTCATCTGCATCATTCCATACAAAAGGAGACACCATTAACTTTTCTACACTTGTAAATTTGATATATACGGGGTAAGATGTAGCAGAGGAAGTAGCAACGGGAGCAGTAACAACATTTTTACCATCAGAAGAAGTAAATTGCACATTCCAGAAAGCACCATTAGGGATAGTATTTTTATCAATAGAACTGCCATAACCAGCAATTGCATTTGTATTGGTATCATATGCGTCATTATAGTTTGCAAAGTTATCTAAATATGTTGGGCACGTGCGTTGGCTTCTATTTTTAGCACTGTCGGAAAGTCTAGATATTTCCCATAATACATCAGATAAATTAGTTGATACTGTTGTATCGTTGATTGTGGCATTTAATACACTTACTAAATTGTGGAGCGGGAAAGCAGATAAGGCAATATCTTTGCCAAATGTTATAACGGGGTCACCTGTTGCGGGTTTTTTGTTTGTAGATGTTGCAATGTTTGCTGCAACGGTTTGTGCTGTTGTCTCTGTGCTAGCAAAAGAAACACTTGTTGTTGTGCACGAAAGAACTTGTGTTGTAACATTAATAGAAGCAGGTGTTGCAGCGGTGATTACAATTGTTTGTCCTACTGCATAAGGAATTGTTGCTTGAGCAGTTGCAAAAATTAATGTATATATAGAACCAGTACCAGTACCACCACCGGAAGAAGAGGCGAGGTCTGCAGTAGGAGAAAAATTAACATTAAATTGTAAATAGCAGGTAGCGCCCCAATCTATAGAACGCGATAAATAAATATTTTCACTTGGGGCTTGGACTTGAAATGATTGTTGTGATGAAGTTTGAGATATAGCAGCAAAGTTCATATTGGTTACACTGACTGCACCTTGTTCTACTGCATACATTACGGGATTTTTTTGAACAATACGTTCATCAAATACGGCGATTTTTTGGACATCCATAGTATATATATATATTATAGATTTTTATAATTTTAAAAAGCTATATTATTAAATTTTTTAATTCTTTTTTTTTCTAAATAATATTTTTATTGATGCGGAACTATTATTAAACATTTTTAAAGGATATAAATTATTATCTAATCTACATCTCCAATAACCAACTAAATCTATATTTGCTAGACTATTATTGCTTCCTCCCATCATTGATGACATTCTATATTCTCCATTTGGTTCATAAAAGATTAAGTTACTATAATCCGCTGCAGTGGTTGCCTTTAATGACATATCAGCGATAATAGGCGCAAAATTATTGCTTGAACTACTTGATAAATCATTACTATCACCATCTTGAATTAGGGCACTTACCTCTTCATTTTCAACGGGAATTTGTGATGATGTTAATACAACGGCAGCTACTGGTGACCATAAAGAAGATGTACAAACAAAATTTTGTGTCATTTTATAATATGCACTGCCATAAGTTGGAAATGTTGGAACAATTGATAAAATGGTATTTGGTAAATATATATTTGAATTTAATTTATTTGCAACAGTTAATAAATAGTTCTCATTGGTATCAACGGCATTTGAAAATATAGTTGAAGAATATGAACCAGATATAACACCTGCAATTGTTTGTGCTCCAGTAGTTGCATTTAAATATGAAACACTATTTGTAGTGCAAGCAGTTACGGCAACATTAGTTGCATTATATCCTAATGGTGTTATTCCTGTCACTGTTATTAGTTGACCTACCGTAAAAGGGACAAAAGATAATGCTGTAAATGATATTGTTGCAGTTGTTCCCGTACCAGAAGCAGCAGTTGTTGCGATTGTAGCAGGGATTGCAGAATATGTTGCCGATATTGTGCCTGCTACTGTTTGTGCTCCAGTAGTTGCATTTAAATATGAAACACTACTAGTAGTGCAAGCAGTTACGGCAACATTAGTTGCTCTATATCCCGTAGGCACTATTGTTGCTACTGTTATTAATTGCCCTACTGCAAAAGGTGGAAAAGGCAATGCTGTAAATGATAATGTTGCAGCTGTTCCCGAACCAGTTGCAGCAGTTGTAGGGATAACAATTGATGATTCAAAATTTAGAGGTGCAATACTATTATTATCAAATGAACTAAATAATCCCATTAAGTTATTATTGAAATATAAATTCATTGCTTCTGCTCCCGTTGTAGTTGTTGGTGTTGCTCCAAAACTACGCGCAGAAGTTCCACCAAATCCAAAACTATCATAATAAATAGAAAATAATTGAGTTGATGCATCAAATGTCATATAAGGTGCATAAGTTGTTATAGATTGTGAAGCACCACCAACTGAAGAAACATAAGCATTAAATTTAGCAATTAAAGATGTATAAACACTGTTAATTGTATTATTAACTAATGTTACAAAATGGTCATAATTATAAACATAGTAATAAGTATTATTTAAATCTTGTGCAGTTAATGGTGCTGATGGTAAATTACCATAAACATTATTAGTATTGTTTAAATATTGTTGATTTTCAGGAACAAATGAAATATAAGAATTTACATAACTATTAAAAGTATACGTTGAACCGGCAACTAAAAAAGTTCTATTTAAGCTTAATCCTAATGAATAGGTTGTTAAATTATAATTAGATTGTCCAATTTGAATTTGAGGAATGAAAAGCGGTAGATTTTTATTTGCACCGTTTAATTGAAATTTAATAACTGAAAATTCGTATTTTTTTGCGTTATGAATTATCGGCACATTTCTTGCCTCTTGAAATCTAAGTGCGGGGTCATCATTAAAATTTAAACTTCCCGAAGATTTACTATTTATAATGGTTGCATTATAATATATTATATCAAAATCTCCATCTTTATCACTACTTCCAATTTTTTCAACTCTGCTATTAAAATTACTTGAATACATTCTATATATATATATACATTACTTTTTTATTATATTAAAAATATACTTTGCCACAAATTCATCTGGTGTTAATTTACTTTTCTTAATCATATTTAAATATTCATCTAAATTATATTTTTTAAATAATAATCTTGTTGCACAATGTCTTCCACAGGTGTTAATATTATTTTTATCTTGTTGAAAAGCATAACTATTATAAAATACTTTTTTACCGCTTCCTTTTAATAAATTTAATAATAATGGCCTTTCTTCACCTAATTCAATTAATTTATCTTTTTCAATCCATTTTTTATCTTCTTCAACTTTATTGCCATATGGGTCAAAATATTCTATTTCATCACCTTTTTTATGTAAACATAACCAATGCCCCTCATTTGGTGATGTTGTAGCAAATAAAATCATAACTCTTCCATTTTTATCAAATATATTATCAATATTATCAACATCATTTAATGTTGCATAAGGTATAATATTAATATTATTGCCTAATATTTTTTTTAAATCATTATCATCTAATGCATAACTTTTAATTTGTTTTAATTCATTACTATCAATTTGTTTTAATTCATTACTATTAATTTGTTTTATTGTTTTTTCCATATATTAATAATTAGATTTTAAAAATAATATATATATATAAATAGTAATATGGATAATAACAGTATATTATCAATAATTTCAATAGTAATTTCAGTAGGAGCGACAATTTTAACTATCATAAATCATAAGCGAGTAATTTCAAAATGTTGCGGTCGTAAGTTAGATGTTAGTTTTGATATAAATAATACTACACCACCAACAATTAAATTATCAAAACCACCAGAACCAATTTTAACTAATATACCAAATTCTAATGAAAAAGTTTAATGTAAAAATATAAAAAAATCATAAAAAGCAATTAAAAATATATAGTTTTAATTTTTTTACTAATCTAATATATATACAAATGCTTCAAACAGAAGATATAAAATTTGGATTAGAAAATGAAAATAAAATATTTCCTATAATATCATCATTTTTAAATGTTGATTTAAAAAAAACTAAAACATATGATTCTTATGATTGGACAAATGAAGATAAAACAATATATGTTGAATTAAAATCAAGAAGAATCACATATAATAAATATAATACAACAGTAATTGGACTTAATAAAATTAGAAAATGTAAAAATGATAATATAACATATTATTTTATATTTTTGTTTATTGATGGTTTATATTATATCAAATATGATAAAGATATATTTGAAAAATATAGAATAGAAAATAAACAAATCAATTATCGAAATGATGTAAATAGAAATGAAATAAATACATTAGTTCATATACCAATAAACAAATTAGAAAAAATATCATTCTAATAATAATATTTTATTTTATATATGTATATATATATAAAATGTCATATATGGCCGTTGATAACTATGTTCAAAATGAAAGGGAAAAATTCGCCAGAATAAGAAGTTTAGAACAAGATACACACAAAGGAATGAAACCATTACCAATAGTATTACGTGGAGGTGTAATTGATGTAAATAATGCTGATTTATTACATAAATATAATGATAAACTTTCAATTGCAAGAGCAGAATCAAATAATGATGATAAAAATAATAAACTAATAAATGATTTAAATGTTGCAAAATCTTTTAAAAATAAACAATTAAAATATACGAATATTAAATTCTAAAAAATAATATTGTATTATAAATATATATAAATGGATAGTTTAGCAGAAATAACAAGATTAAAAGATTTAATAAAAAATCTTTCTTTATTAGTTAAAACTGGCAAAATGTATAATTCAAAAGGAGAATTAATTTCTTTACCGCCTTCATCACCTCAAAGAAAAAATGCCCCTCATATATTAAAACAAGCGAAAGAAGAATTAAGAAGTTTAACAAGTGGTATGAAAGGAGGTAAAATGTTAACAAGTTTAAAACATCGTGCAGTATATACAAAAAATCAAATTGCAAAACTAGAGAAAGAATTAATAAGACTTATGGCAGAAGGTAACCCTAATGACCCCCGCGTAAGAAGTAAAATTGCATTATTAGAAGATAATATAAAAACTTTAAGAGGTGGCGCATCTCATATGAAAGGAGGTGCTGATGAAAATTATGATTATTGTAATAGTATTATAGATAATCTTAAAGCTGGACAAAATGCGGGTAAATATTGTAAGCCTGGCTTTCAAGAAAGAAAAGATGATAGAGGTAATTTATATTGTGTATCTGGAACAAAAGCTGAACCCCCTAATATTGATTATTGTAAATCAACAAGATGGGAGTGGAATGAATATGATGCTAGAAAATTAATCAGTGGCACAGGCGAGTTTAGATATGTATGGGGAGCAGTAGATTTAGGCGTATTTAGTGGTCTAGCGTGTATGGTTGCGGGTTTTGCAAATGATACTAAAAATTATATATTACCTATTTTCGGTAAAGCAACTGGTACTGATGTTAAGGAGGCTCAAGCAACAGCAGAAAAAGTTAGACAAGCAGCAGTTAAAATAAAACCATATTTAAGAAAACTAGATGACTATATTTGGCCTCCTCAATTAACACCAATGAACACATATGCAGAACAACTAAAATACTATGGCAAACTCTTAGCACAATATATTGATGTAGTTGAAAATAATAGAGCAAAAAATTCAAAGGGTCAATATGTGCACATTCCATCAACATCGCCTACATATAAAAACTCAGTGCAATTAACTCTGGACTGTGTAGTATTAATGGACTTTATACAAGATGAACAAATGAAACAATTAACGTGCTTAGCTGAACAAGAAAAGAAAAAGAAAGGTTCTGGAAAATATATGATGGGTGGAGGTAATGATGATTATGAAAGCGATAATATGAGTGTAAGCAGTTGCGGTTGTGGTTGCAGTGGAGGAGGTATGAAGAAGAAGAGGGGAGGGCGTAAAGTATACCCAAAGCCAATATATGAAGAACCAGTAATGAGACCGCCTAAAATGACTGCGGGTCGTTTGATGAGACCAACACCAATGCCAGTGCATTTAATGCCTATGTCTAGAAAAGTTGGCGGAGTATTAGGTGCTGAAAGTATAAAAGGAGGTTTAAGTGATGGAAGAACTCACCGTGCCCAAATAGTAAAAAAAATAATGAATGAAAGAGGAGTTTCACTCATTGAAGCATCTAAAATTGTTAAAAATGAAGGATTATATTAATTTAAAAATATTTAATTAATTTTTATATATTGTTATTGTATATAAGAATGAATTATAATGCACTTTCAACTATCCCGCAAATAGCCGATGAATTGCGAGTAAAAGGAACATTACCATATCAACCCGCACATTTAAAAGTAAATAATAATTATTCAAATAATCCAGATAATATTGATTATTATAATCAATGGAGACAAGAAGCAATTAATGGAGTTTATAATGCTATAGATAACTTTAATTCTTCTAAAAAAATGTTATTAGAACAAAAATTTAGACCAGAAAAAGGCAAAAATATTTCTATTGCACCTTTCCAAACATCAGACCCTGCCAAAACTCAAAAATTTGATAGTCTAGTTGGTGGTGCTAATATAACAGAAGGTTCAAGATATACTGATTCAGAATATGAAAATGTACGCAAATATTTACTTAATAAGTTATCAAAAGGATTTCAAGAACAAGAAGGCGATAGACCAAGCAGAGATATTGAACAACCCCTTACGCTAGATGAATTAGATGAATTAAAATCAGAAAATGATATGTTATTATCATCAATTGAAGATGTTGTAAATAGAGGAACAATAGATGATGTTGTATTTGAAAAATTATTAAAAGTTGTTTCTTTTTATTCAAATAATATATATAAATTTGATGATGAAGATTATTTGAATGAAATATTAAGAAAATTAGAAGGTTTAAGAGATATTGGAATTGTTGTGAAAGAAAGTAGAGATGAAAGCAAATTAACTTCTGAAAGTGATACAGAATATGCGGAAGTTTTTGTTGATACTTTAGATACTTTAATACAATTTTTCTCATTAAACATTCCTCTCGTTGGACAACCAGAAAACGAAAGAAAAAGATTTGCTCAATCATCTAGAAGACAATTAAACCAAATTAAAAAACAACATAATTTTCCAATATTTGAAGAGGGGGAACCTGAAATTCACGGCGAATATGAAAAATATCAAGAAGCATTAGAAATATTAGGAATGCCTAATACAGATTTATATTCTTATACAATTCCTGAACTTAAAGAACTAGCAAAACTATTAGGAATAAAAATAGGATCTGATTTAAGAAAACTATCTATTTTGGATAAGATTGAAGATGCTTTATTAAAATTTTGGAATAAAGAAAAATCAAAACAAACGGAACTTTAAAAAAAGATATTAGATTTTTATTTTTTGTAAATTAAAAATCTAGTTTAATATATATACAAATGCTTAAAGTTTCTGACTTTATGATGCAATTAATGAAAATGTTAATAGATACTAAAAAAATAAGTGAAAATTCAGCTTCATTATATATTAATCAACTATTAACACTAAATAATAAAGACCCTTTTAATAATCTCATATTTTTAAAAAATACGCAAAATATAGAATCTAAACTTGCACATTATAAAGATAATACAAAGAAAACATATTTATCTGGCATTACATCTATATTATCATTATACAAAGACAAACCAACATATAAAAAAATATATGAACATTATTTTAATTTAATGATGAATAAAGCAAATGATATGAAGAAAGAAAATATTAATGAAAAATCAGATGCACAAACTGAAAATTGGATGACGTGGGAAAATATATTAAATGTTAAATCTCATTTGAAAGAGATAGTAATACCATATTTCAATAGTAAATTCATAACCCCTCACCAATTTGAAAACTTATTAAATTATGTTGTATTATGCTTATATACTGATATACCGCCTAGACGTAATCAAGATTATTTAGATATGTTTTTTGTACCAGAATACAGTGATAAAATGCCACAAAATCAGAATTATTTGGATTGGAAAAATAAGTGTTTTATATTTCTAAAATATAAGACAAGTAAGAAATATGGAAAGCAAATAATTAGTTTCAAAGATAATGAAGAATTAATAAGTATATTGTCTAATTATCTAAAATTTCATCCGTTAAATCCTAATGCATCTTTAAATAAGTTGCCTAAAAATACAATGTTCAAATTTTTAGTATTTTCTGATGGTTCACCATTGGCAGCAGTTAATGCAATAACTAGAATATTAAATAAAGTATTTGGGCGTAAGTTAGGGTCTTCAATGTTAAGGCATATTTATTTAACATCAAAATATGATATCAAAGGAATGAAAGATGATGCGGAAGCAATGGGGCATTCATTAAATGAACAAAAACAATATTTAAAAGAAGATGATATTGATACAGACCCAGAAATAGAATCACCCAAAAATAAAAATAAATTTAAGACAGTTAAATTAGGCTAAAATTTTTATATATACTTAATATATATGAAACTTATTAAAATAAGTAATCCCCCAAAAATAAATATTAATTCTAAAGGCGCAAAATCTTTTATATTATCTTGCATTGACCCCCGCTTTACTGAATTTCTAGCACATTTTTTATTAAAGAATAAAATGTTAAAGGATAATTATGATTTAGTTAATCTTGCTGGTGCTTCTCTTGGTGCTAATCAAACTATTTATAAAGAATGGAAGAAGACATTAAAAAATCATATTGACATTGCCATTCAATTGCACAATATAACGGAATTTTTAGTGTTTGACCATATGGACTGCGGTGCATATAAAGTATTTTTAAATATGCCTAGCGATGATGACCATACATTACATATTAAAGAAATAGAAGCATTAAAGAAATGGATTAATAAACACTACCCACAATTAACTTTTAAGGGTTTTATTATGACCGCTGAAGGTGCGATATATCAAATATTGTAAAAATCTCTATATTTTATTAAAAATGTATGATAATATTATTACTAAATGTAAAAATATCATCATATTAGATAGTTATATGTAAAAAAAATATTTTTTTTACCTATAATAATGTATTTCTGACAGAAAATTACATTAATACATTATTACAACATACTTTTTTAATTTACAATAGGTATTTTTACAGTATTATATATAATAAGAATCAGTTTTTTTTATTATATATATATATGCTTGAAACATTTAATAAGACACAATTGAAAAAAATTATAAGATATTATAATTTACATTATGTCATTAAAAAATATAGTATAATGACACTAGAAGAACTAATTGCTGCATTAAAAAAGGTCATCAAAATAGATGCAAACTATAATATTCATTTTCATCCTCGTATAAGTGATTTATTATTAGAAGGAGAAAAAACAAAAGAATTAATTAAATATAAAGCACCTAAAGCACCTAAAGCACCTAAAGTTCCTAAAGTTCCTAAAGTTCCAACAGTTCCAACAGTTCCAACAGTTCCAACAGTTCCAACAGTTCCAGATGAAAATATTAATATACCAAAACCAATTAAAGCACCAGAAAATATTGAACCAAAAGTTGATAAATTAATTGAGAAAATAAAAGAATTTGAAGCTGAAGGTAAAAAATATAATATGGTTGCTTATAATGCTAGTGAATTTATTCAAATACTAGCTTATATATCTTTATTAATAGAGTATCAACAAATATGTCCAATAATTGCTAAAGATTTCAAGTATTTTGATATAGAAAATGCTAATATATTTTATGATATGGCTGAACAATTAAGTAATGATTTATTAGAATGTATTAAAAATGGACATCATATAATAGGTATTCCTATTGCTATTAATAAACTTCATCACGCTAATATGTTAATTTATAGACCATTTCAGAAAACTATAGAAAGATATGAACCACACGGAGAATTCTTTAAGAGTGATGAAAAGATAGATAATAAATATAATAATATATTAAAAACAATGTTTGAAGTCAAAATGAAACCATTTTTAAATGAATATACCCCTAAATATTCATCACCCGCTGAAATTTGCCCAAATCCAAGAGGGTTTCAAACATTAGAAGGACAAATTAAGGCTTTAAAATATGAAGGCGGTGGCTTTTGTGGTATGTGGTCAATATTTAGTTTAGAATTAATGTTTTTAAATCCAGATAAAACAACAAAAGAAGTTTTAAAAATTGCATTTGATTTAACCAATGGAGAACCACAATATATAAAAAATATAATAAGGGGTTATGTAATCAAAGTTGAAAAACAATTAGATAATTATTTAAAAAAGATAAAAGATAATGAAGGTTTTAGTTTTAAAACTTATAAGAGTTCTTCTAGTTATAAATCAAAATTAGAGGATGATTTATTACAAATGTTAGTTAAAACAAATCAAAAAACGAAAGCAAATAGAATTGAAGAAGAAAGAAAGAAAAAGGCTGATGCATTTAAAAATAATAAATTAGTTAATATTTTAATGACTAAAACAAAACAACAACTAAATAATATGATAAGAGATTTATTTAAGAAATCCATAGATGAAGAAAAAACGTTAGAAGAAATGATTGAAATAATATTTTCTAATTTTATTGATAATAAGAAATATAAAAATTATAATGAAAGAATAATGATTAATTATTGGAAAATTTAAATTATAGTATTTTTACAAAAAATAAAAATCTTTATATATTATATATATAATATATATGGATTGTTGCATATGTTTTAATGATGTCAAAGAATTAGATTTAATTAAAGCTGGTTGTTGTAGTATTAACATTTGTAAAAGTTGTATAAAAACAATTGCAGATGATAAATGCCCCCAATGTAGAAAAATATATTTTTGGAATGAAACAGATAATTATTTTAAAAGTCTTATTTCTGATTTAAAATGTATCATTAAGACATTAAGTAATCAATATAACGAAACTACAATTGAAAATCATTGGTTAAAATCAAAAGTTCAAATATTACAAAATGAAAAACGTGATATGATTAACTGGTATATTAACAATAATAAAAAAATTTGTAAATTAGAAGATGAAATATTGATGATGAAAAGTCAAAAAGGGAATGAGGAATATTTGAATAGATTAATTCAAATACATCATCTTAATATTATTTAACTATAAGGTTGCTTACCATAAAATATTGCGTGATAAATTATTTGGTGAATAAGGGTTATTTTTCCAATTTCCCCTCATATTAGCGGTTCTACGTAAATAAGCCTCACGACGCTTTAAATTCTTATGTTTTGTAAAGTCTTCATAGCCCATTTGTCCAAAGTAAATAAATTTATTTGTCGTTGGATTTAGTACCATATATTTTTTAGCTGGTTTATCTGAAAAATATATTTTAATGTCTTTGCCTAAGTATTTAATAGCTTTTTTATATACCGTTTCAGGGTTAGAATAATTATAAATATCCATATATTATAGATATTTATAAATTATTAATAATATTACAAATTATATATTTATTATTGTCCTACTATATAATGCATAGTTTTTTTTAATCAATAAATCCATTTTCTATATTTTCGCCTATATAATCCTTTTCTTTCAATTTAGCTTTAATAATCATAAAATCTAATTTTATTTTCATAGTTGATGATTTTACTTTATCTTCAGTTGTGAATATTTCACTATCTGAAGTTAAGAAACGTGAAAAAGCATTAAGTGACATATCAGATTTTTTATTTTTTGTTATTTCTATCCAACAATTAAAATCATTAAATAAATCAGAAATTGCTTCAACTTTTTTTATTCCCATTTTAAGATTTTTTTCTTTATCTTTTATTAATGATATTAACCATTTAATAATAATTGGCGCATTTACTCGCTTTAATTCAATATAAGTGTTTGTTATAGGTCTATTTATTTGAAATTGCACAGGGTCATTATAGGTTTTTTGATTCAATAGATATTTTAGAAAGCAAGCAACAGAAATATTATCATTAAATGAATCAGCTAATGATTTAAAATAGGCTTCATTGTTTCTTTTTTTTGTGCTCACATCATAACAAAAAAATCTTCTATCATTATTGTCAATTGGTATTGGATTATCATTATTAGAACAAAAAACATATCTGGAATAATCATTAATAGTATATTTTGAAACAAATTTTCTGTTTACTGTTGTTTTAGATTGTGTTATAATACTTTTTAATCTATCAAAATTTTCAAAATTTGCTTTACCCTGTGCTTCTTCAATACAAACTAATAGTTTATTTTCTAAATGTTCATTGAAGCTAGAATATAATTCATTATTTGTTCCTATAGATATATAGTATTTTTCACCTAATACTTTTTCACCAAAATTGTCAAAGAATAAATTTTTCCCAGTGCCTCCGCCAGAATTAATAAATTTACCTTTATCTCTAAATAATGGGGTTGTTCCTTCTTTTAAATGTGGTTGTTGCACGATATGAGCTAGCCATTTAATAAAATAATCTTCATTGTTACTAGTTAATATTTTAATATGGTTTATAAATATTTGAACTTTTTTTTCTATATCTTCTAAAGTATAGTTTTTTATCAGGTCAAAATGTTTTTCTGCTTCAAATCCATCAAATAAATTAAATGTATTTTTTGGGCATTGTTCAATATTAGGGATAAAATCAACAAATTTAAAATGTCCTTCATCTTCTATCCATTTTTTATAGAATTCACTTTTTACTTTTTTATTTCTTTCTTCATCAAATATTTCTATCTTATATGGTTTTAATTCTAATTTTATTTCATTTTCTTTCAATACGTGAAAACCTTTTCTATTGTTCAATCTTTTATAAAAGTTTGAGCCAATTATTATATAATCTTGTTCTATTTTTGCTTTCATTTTTTTATATTCATCATCTTTAAACATTAATTCAATAAATTTTTCTTTGTTATCTTGTTTTAACCAAAAATATAATGTATTTAAGTTAATATCATATATTGATGCATTAATTGATTGATAAATATTAAATGGTTCATTTTCTTTATATTTTGATGATTTTTTTGAATATTCTTCATAAACATTAACATTAATATTACATCTTTTTAATATGATACCTAAATGAAGCCAAAAAGTATAATCATCAAATCTTTTTATATCTAAATGGTCTAAAATTTTTCTTATAGTTTGTTCATCTATTGTATTTTCTATTTTTATATTTTTTAGTTCTTTATTGATTTCTTTATTAGTTTCTTTTATTTTTAATGGTGCTTTTTCATCTATACCATTGATTTTATATATTAAATTTAATATTTCATCAGTAATAGGTTTTATTTCTTCTTCTTCTATTGGTAATGTTTCAAATTCGTATTTATAGCGGTTATTTTGATAAGTATAATTTGATGGTTCTACATATAATAAGCCACCATCATTTCTAATATCTAGGGCTTTTAGTTGGTTTGTAGAATTTCTTAATTTATCTGTATATTTGAAAATATAATGATAGCCTTTTTTTGTTCTTTGTATTAAATTGCAGTATTTATTGCACATTTCCATTAGGATTTTATTGTGTTCTAATTTTGGGTCATCAATATCAATAGCAGTTATACCACTAATTTTACCCGTGAGGAGAGCTTGACCAGATGCGGATTTATCTAATTTTGGATTTTTTTGCCAGCTAGGAGTATTAAATTTAAAGTTCTTTTCTAATTTGTTTCTTTTTTCATTAAAATAGGGTTCAAATTTTCCAGAAGTGAGAACAAAGTTTTGTTTTTTGTAAAATGAAAAGATTTCAGACATTTTTATATATATATTACTTATATAAAAATATTTCCTTAAGCTATTTTTTATTTGTTTTTATTTAAAAAACTAGACATTTTATTTTTCTATTTTTATGTCATTTAAAGAATTTGAGTTAGATGTGATATTAATGCCTAGTTCTTTGCATTTTTCTAATATTAATTTTGTAATGTTTTCTGGTGTCATTGAATCTATTTTTTTTAATGCGTCTTGATGTTTTTTTGTATTTTTATGTTGATAACTATTAAAAACTGATGTTTTACCACCACAAATAACACATATTGATTTTTTATTTTTATTTTCTTGGTAATATGTTTTATTATATTCATTTTGAGAAAATTGCTTTTTTGCTTCGTCCATTATATACTTATAATATAGATATTTATTTATCTTTAAGTTATTTTAATTTATAAACTATACTATTTTAAATAAAATATAAATAAAAAAACTTAAATGGGAGGATTTTGATTTTTAAAATGCAAAAAAAATGAAAAAAAAATTTTAATATTTATTTTTTATAATTATTTTTTTTTTCCTAAAAATTCAATAAAAAAAAACATAAATCCTCCCATTAAAAAATCTATTCTTTAGCTGATTCCTTTTTTTCGTTATAACCAAACTCTAGCAAAGCTGATATTAACATTTTTTTAAAGTCATAAAATGAAATATTATTTTCTTTAACCTCTTTATTTTCTTCTATTTTCTTTATATGCTTTTTGGTTTTTTCGTGATGTGCTTTAGTAAATGTTGAGTATTTACCTTTGCATATTGCACACTCAAATTTATTATTTTTATTTGCTAGGTAGTATTTTTTATTATATTCTTTATGATTAAATTCTATTTTTTCTATCTTTTCTATCTTTTCTTGATTAACTGACATTATATATATTAACAATATATATAATATTTATTTAAGTATATTTTTAATGTATTCTTATACTTTTTTATTAGAATTATTTAATTAGTTATAGCAGTTATATTTGATGATGCTAAATAAGCAGGGTAAGGTGTTGAATTAGGATTAGATGTGGATGTAGTACCAGTAGAAATATAATAGGGATATAATAAATATGAATTATTTTGCGATACACTTGCAGTAACATCAGTATATGAGAATGCAAAAGGAGAAACTATTGGGTATGTTGTAGCACCGCTACCTGAATGTTGTGCTAATGATAATTGAACATTTGATAAACCAGATAAAGTACCACCACTACCAGATGTAACAGCACCGAATAATTGAAATGTTATAGATGTAGTAGAAGGTGTAGTGTTAACAATCCAATTTCCATTATATGCACTAACAGTACAACCAGTGATATTAATAGCTTGACCAACTAATAAAGGATATGCAGAAGCAGCATTAACAAAATTTACAGTAACCAAATTTGAAGCACCAGAAACAGTAGTAATAGTAAGTGATTTAGGATTAGAAAACAAATTAGTTCCAGTTGTTGTAGTAATAGCACTACCAGTATTTCCAGTAGTATAAGTTAAAGTTACAGAATTAAATGTACCACTAGCAACAGTAAAAGTTCCATTATAATTTGATGGTGATAAATTTAAAGTCGTTACGCTATTGCCAGCAATGAAAGGATAAATAGAAGTATTAAGAGTAGTAAAATTTAATGTGAAAGATACACCAGAAATAGAAGTACCAGAATTAACATTAATATAATTAGTAGAATTATATACAATAGAAGAATTTCTTATTAAATTCAATGGAAATGTTAATAGAGAAGTATTGTTTGGTGCACTACTAGATATACACATATTACCATAAAGTATAATATTATTAGTTCTTGGTGGTGTTACTGTTCCTATTATAGCACCGCCAGTGCTACCATTTGTCATAGTAATATAATTATTTCCAGTAAATCCAATATTATAAACTGAATTATTTAATAATGTAGAAGTAACACTGCCAGATGAACCAGTTGCGCCGGTAGCACCAGTTGCGCCGGTAGCACCAGTAGCGCCGGTAGCGCCGGTAGCACCGGTAGCACCGGTAGTGCCGGTAGCACCGGTAGCACCAGTTGCACCAGTAGCACCAGTAGCACCAGTAGCACCAGTAGCACCAGTAGCACCAGTAGCACCAGTAGCACCAGTAGCACCAGTAGCACCAGTAGCACCAGTTGCACCACCACCAGCAATAATTGTTGATATTGTATTGCCTAAAAAAGCATCACTATTCATTAAAAAAGACATTTTGTATATATATTAATATATACAAAAAAATTAATTAAAACATTATTAATCTTGGTGCAATATTTTTGCTGTATGTTCTGACAACATATATTGCGGATAGTTCTTTGAAATGCATACCCATCTACCCATCTTTTTTAAATTTTGAACATCTTCTTTTGATAAACCCAAATGAGTTGATAATAAATATTTTAATGCGTGAAATGATGTTGATTGAGGATATAAAACAAAATGTGTGCTCTCGTTAATTTGCAATCTAGTTTGCTTATAATTAGTTATATTGTGGCTAATTGTGATTAAACTTGTTGTTGTATGTCTTCCTTGTATACAAATATCATCAATTAATCTTTGAACAATTTTTAAAATCTTTGGTTCAAATGTATCATAATCATCAACAATTAACAAACATTCTCTAAACTCATTAATATCGGGGTAATCATCAACAATTGATTGCACATTTATTCTTTTTGGTTTTCCAATTTTCATATTATCTAATGTTTCATCTTGGTCTAATTTAGATATTAAATATATTTCCCTTTGCGGGAAAAACTTTTTATAATATTCAGCAATACCTTTTGCAATATATGATTTACCAGAACCAGAAGAACCCGCAATATAAAAAACTTGCCTTACTTTAGGGTCATTAGATGGAATCAATTGAAATGAGCTTTCAGTAGGAAGTTCAATTGTTTTATTATTAATTTCATCACTTTGTATTCTAGAATATAATGATTTAACATTATCATTTTCTATTAACATTTCAGAAGGCACATTTTTTAAATATGCTTCCTGTAATTTATTAAAAACTTTTGTTCTTTCTCTTGGTTTTAATCCTAAATCTTTCAAATCTTTATTATATTTTAATGAATTTATTTCATTTTTTACTGTCTTATTTGGTTTATCGTCACCAGAATTTAAAAATAATGTTTGTTTATTTAATTTTCCACCCTTAACAATTGCAATAGGCTTACTATCTTTTTCTTCGTCAAAACTTAATGAAGGCATTTTATATATATAATATATATAGATAATATTAAAAAAATATATTACCTTTTTTATAATATTATATATTTTTTTGTAAAAATGTAACATTTTATTTATTTTTTATTGTTTTTAGATTAAAAAAAAAATATATTCAAAATATATATATATAATGCCTTATAAAATAGTAAATGTTAATAATGGTTTTAAAGTCGTAAGTGATAAAGGTAATTTTTTATCTAAAAAACCCTTAACGAAAACACAAGCAAAAAAACAAAAAATTGCAGTTTCTCTTAATGAAGGTTTAATAGGAGGAGAAAAACCCCCTGAAAAAGATTTTTTTATTGCTGCAAAAGAAGCCTACAATAGCCCTCCAATATCTTATTTTTGGTTTGATGAAAAAAATCATAGCAAAGGTTATTGGGGATTATTTGATGAAGCATATTATACTAAAGTGTGGAATTTAATTGGAGGAAAAGGAAAAGATAGTGTTTTAATTGCTATTAAAGGAACACAAGATTTAAATGATTGGAAATATAATTTAGGTCAAATACCATTTGACCTAATAAAAGATGGTACAAGATATAAACAAAGTGTTAAAGATTTGCAAAGAACATTTCAAGTCTTTCCACCAGAATATACCGAATATTATTTAACGGGTCATTCATTAGGGTCAGCCATTGCAACCCAATTAATGCGAGATTATCCATTTATTAAAAATGCAGTTATCTATAATTCAGCATCTCAGCCATTAGACTTTAAAGTGCCACAATATAATAAAGTAAAAAGAGTTTTTCAATCTGGCGACCCTTTATATAATTTAAAAATTTTGCAT